ATTTCGGGGATCAGAGCCAAAGTTCGGTAATGTCCGAAACATTATCTATTCCCTTGTGGAGCAATATCTACATCAACCGCTAGTGCATTAGTCCACAATCCTGTTGGTACTGTTTTAATCCGATGATACCGACCAGCAGAGCGAATACCTACTCGATTCTCACTATCTGCGGAAGCAGCAGTAGAAAATGTTAGTGATCCATCTAAATTAACACGAGATGCAATCGATACAGTTCCAGAACCATTATCAATAATAGGCTTGGCAAGAGTAGCTACTGATCTAGTATTAGGCAAACCAAAATCGCCTGTAATTAGCGAGCCTGTTTTTCTTTGTCCTGTAAAGGATATAGCTCTAGCTGATGTAACACCAGCCAATAGCAAAGCACCACCAGCCCATTGACGAGAATCTAAACTGACACCTAAAGAATCTAATGTGCCATAAATATCTAAGTTTTCTAATGCAAGTGTAGGTGTGTACACATTGTTGATATAACTAGCCGTTGTTTCTGCATACGACCATTTGCCAAGCAAAATGTTATAAATTAACTGTTTCTTTTGTGCAAAATTATCTGTGTAGTTCCAAATAACTAGCTTTTTAACTGGGTCTACAGCGCATGACATTTCGCTTAGTTTGTTTAAATTGACATCGGCAAAGAAGAATCTGTCTACTTTTTCTGATCCAATCGACTTTACTACTTGTCCATCGCAACTGTAAAACCCATCGTCTGACAAAAAAAATGTCGTACTGGCATATTGGCTAACGGCATTTGGAGTAATACAACCTAAACCTCTAGCAATCGTATCAAACTGAAAGAAGAATGGGCTACCAATATAAGACATACGAACAACTGAACGCTCTGTAAGAATTAGTCCAAACTCGCCACCACTTATGCCCATAACATCGCCACCATCGGCTAGGTCTTGGTAATCGGATTGACTTGATGCTCCAGGTGTCCAATCTGTTTCATCGTTAATATCTGACCAATACACCCTATTTGGGTGGTTTAATTCGTTAGCAGCTACTACGAAATCTCGTACAACTGTTACATAATGCGCTGCAGGTGCTGCTGCTGATACATCTGCAAAAGCTGTGGATGAGCCAATATTCCATGCTTGTAACTTATCTGCGCCATTTGCTGCAATAACAGTATTCCCAAATTGGGTAAAAAATGTACGCTCTCCAGATGGTGTGCTATATCCACCAGACTTAGAAACATTCACAAGATTTGTATTGGCTGAATTGTATCTAAATAACTTAGTAGCACCAGAGGCAAATAAAAGCGTAGTTGTGTTGTTTTTAGCAGCAAAAATATTGTTTAGATTTTCACTTGCATTATTAGATAGATTAACTTCTAGCGGTAAAGATCCATATCCATTTGCTACAGGATATACATTTTTAGCCTCTGTCATTGCTCCAGCTATGCCAGGTTGGTCAGGAAGCCACTCTGTAAAGTTTATCCTTGTCGTTGCCATGTATTATTTCCTGAGTTCTGTTCTGTCCAAGTGTTTGAATCAGCATTTATTGGTGTCCAAGTATTTGAATCTGCATTTACTGTAGTCCAATTATTTGATCCAGCCTCTTGTACTGTCCATGTATTATTTACGGCAGAGTCAACCGACCACTCTTGACCAAACTTAAATCCTGTTGCGGTAACATTTGCGTTACCATTAATCTCTACATAAGCACTAGCAATTAATCTGCCTTGCACCGCAACATTTCCATTAGCGTTGATTTCTGCAAAGCCTTGGTAAGACATACCACCAAGACCAGCCATGCTTCCTGTGCCATTAATTTGTGCATTGCCTAAAGCAACCCTTATAGAATCGCTTTGTAGGCTTGCTGTGCCGTTTACTGCTCCTTCTGAATACCTAACCCTAGTCGAGCCAGATTCGAGGCTTGCAGAGCCGTTTATTGAGCCTTCGCCTTTGGCGATAATTGTGCCATTTGTAACTACATTAGCGGTACAAAGTATATCGCCTAATCCGTATGCTACTTTTGACCCACCAACTTCTACACCAGCATTGCCAATAATCTCAGCTCTTGCTCCTACTATTAATCCACCTAGGGTTTCTACTGATGCTGTGCCTAGTATTTCTGCATTAGCGTTAGCTAATCGTATTCCGTTACCTGCAACACTAGCGACACCTAGTATTTCTGCTTGTCCACCAAGAGTTCTTTTTGGATCAGCAGTAAGAATTGCATTAGCTGTAATACCAGCGTTTGCTAAGTTTACACAGGCATTAGATACCCAAATATCGCTATCTAGCGAAAAAGGGAGATTATCTAAGCTCCCAAAGTTATTAAGTTGTTCTAATGTCCATGGTCCACATACCTTGCCATCGTAAAAAGTATTATCTAATGAATAAGGTACATTCTCAATTGAGCCATAAACATTTAGTTGCTCAAGAGTAAGAGGCATTACTCAAGCGTACAGGTCAATGCACCAGCACTAATCTTAAATTGATCGCCTGTACCAATAGCCTTAGACGAGTTCAAAATTGTATGGAATAACAGGTTGCCAGTCGTAACTGCGTCATGCAAGCCGATGTGGCTAATTGTTCCCCAGTTAGTTGTAGCTTGGGCAAAGGTTACATCTGCGCTGTTTGTTACGACACCATTGCTAGGTGCGCCAAACGATACAGCGATACGAGCATACGCACCACCAGTACATTCTGTGCCACTACCAGCATCAGTAGGATCAGAAGTAAATAAGCCCACAAAACAAGTTGTAGGGCTGGTATAGGTAGTATTACGGAGAACTGCGTTTAAGAGTGCGTTCTCTAGGTAATTGGACATCTCGGACATTTAATACTCCTTATTTAGCAACAATCATGCGTAATGGAACACCAGCATACTCAGCTCCTTCGTCTGCCTGAGTAATGTTGGCAATAGATCGGTCATACAAAGAAGCCCATACAGGGATTCTTGCGTCATTCATAAGGTACGGCTCGGCTTCTGCTAGTGCGCCATATAGTAGGGCATCTACACAGTTAGCCAAGAACACATTACTTGTGTTTGCGCCTGATAAATAGGTAGGCGCAGCGTAATAAAGCATCTTTAATGTATAAACTGCATCAGGCTTTGGTGCGAATATAAATTCACTAGCCAATACTGTGTAATTGACTGGCACACCGCTTTCAACTGAGCGACTGTTGCGATAAAATACTGATGGAGACATATACTCAAGCGTATAAAGTGGGTTTCCATCTATATGAATATCCCTAATTTGTAAGAAGTCTGCTGGTAAAGATACTGTTGCATCGCCACCCGTTGTAGGACTTGTGACTACCTTTAGCATCTGCCGAATACGCAACTCTCTGCGTAAGCGATCCTCTGCTAAACGGATAAAATCAGGTATCTGTGTTGTTAAGTCCGACCTTCCCAGATAACTCGCTATCGTGGTCTGGAGGTCTGCGTATGTCGAGAGTGCCATTTTCTATATCTTTCCATCCAAATGTTCTTGTTCCGATGTGTCCGATTGCTTTTGATAAGTCATGGTCAACATATACCTCAAAACCAGCATCTTGCGCCTTTATACAGAAATGAATATCCTCTCCGATAATTGCACCATGATCTGACCACATGACATTAAACCAAGGTCTAGGAATTTTAGCCAAAATACTTGTTTTTACTAATGTCACACCAAAACCAACTGCTGTTACTTTTTCTATACTCTTGCGTTTTAATGAGTCTAGATGAATCCAACTATGTTCTTTTTCGTTCTTAATGATTAAGTTCATTGCTGTAGGCTTAATAGGCTCTACTCTTGATGTTGCATTAACGCCAACAATGTCTTTATTTCTTTCTAACAGCACTTGCAAAGTATCTTTTGGGAATCGCATATCGCTGTCAATCCACAAAAGATAGTCTGCTTTCCAATTCAAGCCTTCTTCGCTCAATCGTTCTCGCTGAGTAAAGATTAATGTGCCTGTCATCTGCATTACTTCTATTTCTACTTTATTGCGCTTACCTTCGTAAGCCATGAGCTTGGCTAAGTCAAAGCAAAAGCCAGCCATTACTTGATCTCTACAAGGTACACATACAACTACTCTTGGTTTTGTCATACTTTGCCTGGTCTTGTACGAAAGAATCTGTTTTCAGGATCGTTTAAAAACTTCTTAAATTCTTTTTCGTCAATTACTGCAAAGCCTCGCATAATACCTTTGCGATTAAGAGTGTCGATAATTGTAAAAGGCAAACTAGCAACTTTTGTAAGATCACCCCATTTGTCATGGACTGAGCCAGCATTATATTGTGCTTTGTTTTGTTCTACTATATCTGTTACATCTTGGCTGGTGCGGATGATTACCCCCCCTTCGCCATCGTATTCTGCTTCTGTAAACCTCTTAGCTGATTGGTCTACTGATATAAGTTTTGTCATAGAAATAGGGGTGAGTTTTGCCCACCCCTATTCTACATCAATTACAGCGCAAAGTTCAAGTCTGCTGCGATACCATGAGCAGCTTCATTACGCATTTCCAAGGTCAACTCAGCAAGCAACTGGGTCTTTTCAGAGTCACCAGTTTTTGCTAATTCGATAGTTTGGAATGGGCGTAAGTAAGCCAATGCTGCATACTCAGGATCAACTACTACTGCATCACGAGTACGCATGAAACGATTTGGAACAATAGAAATTGAACCAAAGTCGCTCATATATACATCGGCTGCGCCAATGATGGTCGTAGGAGCATCACCAGGAGCCATGTAGCGTTGTGCTGCAATACCAGTAAACTCTGAAGTTTTCTGTTTGCCGATTGGGCTTACATACATAACCTTTGGATTGCCACCGCTAATGTACGCTTCACGGATGATCTCTTTCAAGATTGTTTCTGTGAATGTTCGAACAACACCATCGGAACGAGTGGTTGATCCAGCAGTTGTTGGATCAGCACCACTTGTGCCAAACGATGTGTTGGTCTTTAGCCATGCAAGCATAGTACCCATCTTACGAGCAGATGAGCTTGAGCCAGCCGTACTTGCTTGGTTAGCAAAGAGGATGGTTTCAATATCACGCTTGATTTCGCTAGATGCTTTAGCTAACTGATAAGCCTTCTCAGACTTACGACCAGCTTTGTCTACGGCTTCCAAAGTACCTGATACTTGGATTGTCTTACCAACGATCTGGGTATAGTTACCAATACGGAAGGTAGGAGAAGCAGTTGTAGCAATAGCGTCATCGCCCTCAACTAATGCGTTAGCAGTAGTAGCGGCAGCAAGGCTATCGGTTTGCCATTCGTGATAAACGGCAGTTGCTTTGGATTTAGCCAAGGTACTCATTAGAGGAGTATCTGTTGGGCTAATCGAATAAATCATATCGGACAAGTCCTCTCGTAAACCACCTCGAGTGGAGCTTGTGTCATATACTGTAAATGTACCGACTGGGGCTGTCATAATAATTCCTTATAAAAATTGTTCAAATAATTTAGCAGCGTCAGAGACTTTCCCTGACTGTTTAAACTGCTGTCTTAACCGCTTAGTTTTTTCTGCCTCTAAACTTCCTTGTGGCTTACCGACTCCAGGTCTTAGCATCTTAGGAGCTTGGCTTACTTTCTTGTTTACCTCGCCCTTGTTTTGCATTAACTTGTCGTACTGCATAGCCTTGTAAAGAGTCAGAACTGCACGAGAGTCATAAACCTTCGAGAGTTCGTCTGCTGAAAACCCAATGCTTTCGGCATAGGATCGGATGCTCTTACGAACAACCTCACCTTTTTGTGGGTCTAAATACTCAGGCAAAACTTTAGATAGCTTTTCAGCTTCTTGAGATACTACTTGCTGTAATTGGTTTGCTTGCTCTGCTTGTTGCATTTGTGCAATGCGAGCTTGCTCTGCCCTAATAGCATATAGTTTCTTATCGTTTTCAGCCCTTTCTGCCACCTTGACTGCATAGCCAATGGGGTCAGTTTCTTTCAACTCATCGAGGTTCTCGCCCTGTGTTTGCGATCTGAGAGCTTGCTCAATAATCTGCAAACGCTGTGCGTATGTATCTCGTAGTTGTTTAGCTTGCTCTACAGCCTGTCGCTCGGCTTCTACAGCCTTGCGCTGTTCTGCAAGTGTTTGGGTTTTTTTAGTATAGTCAGCTTCTCTCTGATAGCCTTTTACAAGCTCATCAAGCGACACCTCGGATTCCTGTCCGTCTACTTTGACACGATACCTTGGCTGCTCTACTTCTTGCTCTGCTTCTTCGGAGTCCTCTGAATCGTACTGTTCTTCGTACTGTTCTTCGGCTTGGGCTTCTGCTGGCTGTGATTGCTGCTCCTCTGGTTGCTCTTGCGAGGCTTCGGAAGCATCCATCATAGCTAGTAAACTGCTTGCAGCTTGATCTACTGTAAGCGATTCATTCCCTTTCGGGGTGATGTTTTCACTCATTTGTTTTCCCTAATTGTTTTGTATAGTAACGCTATACACGCTTTCGTAACAAGTGTTACAAAATCTTCCAACGCTTCTTGTCAATCTCGCCTTGTGCTGCGAGGGCTTGAAAGTGCGCTTTGATCTTTTTGATTGCGAGTTGCATACGATATGCTTCTTCTCGCTCCTCTAATTCATGTGGTGCAGAGTTCACAATAATGTCAATCTGTGATTGCTCTAATATATCCATTTCAGACTTAAAAAACTCGTCTCCTAATAAACCTCTAGCTCTTTGGTCTTTAGCCAATTTTTATCCTTAGTTTGCTTGAATTGAAGTAACAAGCGGTTTAAGTGCAGTAAACATATTTTGAAGTTCTTGGTTTTGGTTTGTAAATGGATTCAAGGTTGATGGCACACCACCAACATTCACATTAGGATTGTTATAGGTAGAGTAAATAGGCTGTTGGTTTGCATCGTATCCAGTAATAAATCCACCAGTTGTAGCTCCTTCTGGTTGGAACGCTCCTGGTCTGTATTGCTGTATCTGTGCGTTTACAGGTGGCGCACCAAACTCAAAGCGTGTTGGCAACTGTGCTTGTGGAACATAACCAGCAACACCGCTACGGAACATTGTGCCTTCTGTGCCTACAGGAGTGAATCCTGGTTGCAGACCAGTTTCGCTGTAATACTGTCCTGTTAATGGTGTCTGCATTGTATTTGCACCGCCAAACTGTTGACCTAATGATTGCAATAATTCATTAACTCGTTGGTTAAAGTTTTGCTGATTCAATACATTGCCTTGAGTCATCATCGTATTAGCACGATATGTATCAGTCATAAATGGGAAGTTTAGCCCAGCAGCTTGATACGCTCTGCCTAGTTCATCGCTTGCTTGGTAGTAGCCAGGGTCTTGTGCTGACAATACTGCCTGTCTTTGTCTTGCTTCTGCCAATGCTTTATTTAGATCGTTATCTTCGCCTGTTTGCTGACCATAAATTGCATCGATAACTACTGATCCTTGTGGAGTGGCTAGTATTTGACGGACATCTGCTGGATTTTTTGCTTGTGTCAGAGATGTAATCATCTGACTGTATTCATTTTGTGTCAGCGAACCAGCCCTAAATGCACGATCAACTGCCTCTGTAACACGAGGAACGCTTAAAGTCTCAACCCCTGGCGCAGCAGAGAATCGTGTAGCTCCAGCTACAGCTTGTGCGTTTTGCAATGCTAATTGTGGGTTTGCTGCGATCTTAGCTGCGTAGTCTGCTGTGGCTGCGTTAATACTTGGATCATTCTTAGCCAACAGTTCTGTTGCTCTATTAACTTGTTCTGGCTTAATGCCGAACATATTAACTGCTTCGTTTACTTGCGTTGGGTTTGCAAACGCATTGTCTCGTAAATAGGCAGCAACTTGAGCATCGGTAAACTGATTTGTTGTTCCTGGACCTTTGTTAGTAAAGTTACTGATTACAGCTAACTGTGTAATTGGGTTTACGAACTGTACACGCTGACCGTTAATCGTAGATACATTGACTGCATCTGTTGGTAAATCAAAAATGTTTGTAGTTGCGTATCTGCCACCAAAAGGATCGGCTTCAAAGTCTGGCGATACAAAGTTTGTAATACCACCAGTAATCCCACGCTGTTGTTGCTCTATCGCAGCAGCAGCACGAACAGCAGCTTGAATATTCTCTGCGCTTAGTGCGTTAGCCAATGCCAAAGATTGCCAATATTGGTAACCTTCTTGCTCAGGGTTTCTACCTAGATCGCTACGATAAGCAGAGGTAATTGCTTGAGTTAAGAAGTTTTGTCCTTCTTGGGATCTTGCAATAGCTTCTCTAATAGCTTGAGGACTTGCGCCAGCGACTAATTGACTAGCGTAATATTCTGCGCCACTTGGATCTGGTGTTCTACCTAACTGTTCTTGATAGATTTGACCAACTGCTGCTCTTGTTGCTTGTTCAGGCGATATTCCATAATTCTGTGTTGCGCCTTGAATAGCCTGTTCTAATGTAAATCCTTGAGCAAGCGAGGCTGCCATCGCTTCTGCTACTTGTGCGTCACTATATGCCATTATCCTGGGATCTCCACATTAGAGGCAATGCCAGCGCCTACTTTGGCTGCTTTTAATTGTGCCTCGACTTCGAACTCTGCCTTCTTCAACTCTAACTGGGCAGCAGCTTTTTCTCTTGCTAACTGAATCTCAGCAGCAGCTTTTTCTCGTGCCAACTGAATATCAGCCATAGCCTTCTGTCTGTCTGCTTCTACATCAGCGATTGCTTTCTGTTGAGCGATCTGTACTTGTGCAGCAGCTTGTTGCATCATGGCTTGTGTTGCTGGATCAGGTTGCTGTGCTTGTGGTGGTGGGTTCGATAACTGTTGATCCAACTCAGGTGGGATCTCTTTGAAGAACTCTGCCACATCTTTGAATCCAGCAGCCTCGATAAACTTAGCCATCGTTGTGCGGTACTGACCGACTGACACGAGTGGGTTAGCTGGACCATAATTCTGTAGGATCTGCTCTTGTTTAGCCATAACCATTTGCAACATAGCCATTTGCTCTTGCTTATTGCCAGTTCCTAAACCTACGCTAATGGACAAGTCGTACTGGTTTGACCATGTACGAGGATCAATCTGCTCGTAGCGACCACGCAAGCGGATGATACGAGGCTTGTCTTGATATTTATATACAAGGTGCAAGATGCCTTTAAACAGACTCTTAACACCAGTCTCAGCAAATATACGAGCTACTAATTCAATCTTACCGCCAGCAGCCGACATCGTAGCTGCGATTGCAGCAGCCGTAACATTCTGTAGGATGTCAGGATTTAATCCCTGTTGAGCATCGTTTACACCAGTACGCTTAGACTGAACTGCATCTAAGTATTCCAACATTGGGAACGCTTGGTTTGCTACTGGCTGTACATTTAGAGGAACAACCGCATTTGGGTTCTTCATCCGAACTATACCACCAGGAGCTACAGATAACAGATCGTCAATGTTGACTTGACCTTCTACTGCGCCCATACGAGCATTGTTTGTTAGATACAAGTTATCAAGCATCTGACGAGTAATGGTTGACTTTTGCAACTGGATGTCCATTGCACGATCAGCCAACGAGCTACCGTAGAACTTGTGTGGGATCGGGATTGGGCATACAGCATGGAAAGGAATGTAATCCGTTTCCTCATCGCTCAGAATCTCATTGCCAGCGTAGACTACTCTGCGTAGCTCTGCAATACCATCGTTATCCATGTCAGCACGAACATAGCACTCGAACACTTCGACTTCTTCCATTGTGGAGTCCATCGACTGATCGTCTGGCTGCTCGGATTGGTCAAAGCGACTTGTGCGCTCTGGGCTGAATTCTAGGTCTGTAGAGGATGGAATGGTCGAAACAATCTCAGGATCGAATCCCATCGCCACTAACTCGGAACGAGTCGTTAGCTTACGGTGTGCCACAAAAGGAGCATCTTCGATATTCCTTGCTCTTTTGGAGATCAGGAACTCCTCAGGTGGCACATTCTCTACAACCACATTACCAGCAGTCGTTTTCTTGCTGACATTAACATTGTGCGCTCGCATTACGATTGGCATACCCATTGGATCTGTGCCAACCACTTCTTCTATTGTGTCTTGCTCTACGATCTCTCGTGTGCCATCAGACAACAGGAGAACTAACTCATCGTCTGTCAGGTTTTGGTATTCTTCTTTGGTGACTTGGATCTTGGTATCCCAGTAAGCCTTAACGACACCAGTCTTTTGTAGAAGCGCATCCTTGAACCAGTTATGTAGAACTAGAAAGCCTTCGTTATCCCGATAGAATACCCAGTTGACATACTCGGTAGCTTGTTTAGCACCAGCTTCGTCTCCTGGACCTTTTGGCTCAAACCGAACAATATCGTCTGATGCGGTAAAAACTCGGACTAACTGAGGTAATGCACCATCAATGACTTCTGCAACTTCGCCTGTAACGATCTGGCTTCTGCCTTCGATCTCGTTACCATAAGGTCTACGCAGATAATAGTCGAGTGCCTTCCTACGATCCTCTGTAGTCTCGGTCTCAAGATAACCAATAGCGTTATCTATCTCCGTATCAATCAGGTTTCTTAGTTTAAGCTGATCCATTTATGTAATCCATTTTGTGTTTACCGTTATCGGTTTAGACCATGTAGTTCCAGACTCCATACCTAAAGCCAAATACCTAAAGGCATCGCTGCCATGACTTGCCCAATCATGTAATGGCTTGTCATAAAAGATATTGCGCTTCTCGTCATACTCTCGCCTGTAATTTCTTAGGCAGTCTAAACCTTGCTTTACTTGTGGCATATTGAACCAGCATTTAGGAATCATTCGCCTAACCGCTTGAATGCCATCATCTACAGAAAGTCTTGGCAGAACCCGAACATCTAGTCCAGCTTCTCTCAACACTTCCAGCCTACTTTTGCCTGTACCTAGCTCTCTTACTTCCACATCATGCGGTAGTAATTGCTCGGCTTTATGCCAGTTGTTTTCTTTTAGCCAGTTGACATACCAATCTAAACCCTGACCATGATTCTCTACATAATCAAGCAGTCTGATCTCTTGCCCAGTTACTTGGCATATCCATAGGGCTGTGGAATCTCCCATTCCTAAGTCCCAAGCTACGAATGACTTGCAAAGATCATCCCTAGTTATTTCGCACATCCGACCTTCTTCTTCAAGGTCGTTTAGCAACTTACCGTAATAGCTGCCCTCTACAGCAGCGTTAAATGAGCATTCAAACTCTTGGTTGTATTTATCATCGCCCATCTCTTTTCGGGCTGCTGATAGCTCATCTTGATCTAATAGCTTGGTTTCGCTTGCCTTAAACTCTAGCGCAGTCCAGCCATCCTCTTGGCTTGCTCGATCAAACAACTCTTTAAAATGGTTATTGCCTTTAGGTGTGCCAATAAACAAGCACCAGCCCTTACGATCTGCTAATGCTGGTCGAATGATCTCGTTCCAAATCTTAGGGTTTTGATCCCCGATCTCGTCTAAAACAACACCATCAAAGTATTGCCCACGCAGACTGTCAGGGTTATCTGATCCATATAACTGGATGCGCCTACCTAAGAAGTCCACCCTTAGTTCGGCTATGTTTGCCTCTGCTTCTAGCGGTCTTACAAAGTGCGTCAGGTAATCCCAAGCCACCCTCTTTGCCTGGCTATATGTCGGTGCTATATACGCATACCTTGGATTCTGTAGCGTGTTCTTTAGCGATGCCTTTATAAGCTGATTTAGAGCTGCAACCGTTTTTCCCATCCTTCGATGGGCTACTCCTACCACAAACCGATTCTCGTCTAACGCTTGATGAATCTGTAACTGTGGCTCTCTAGGCTTATAGGGAATCTTTATTATTCTTCCCACTTAACCACCATTGGTCCACCATCTGCGCCAGTTACTTCTAGGCTATTGGTTTCTTTCCATTGCGCCCTAGTCTTTAACCAAAAGATCGCTGCTGCGGTGTTTCCGTTCTTTGCTTGCTGAAATAAAGTCTGCCCGATAGAAGCGTTGGCATCTATGCGCCCATCCTCTAAATCCTTCTTATAGTGCTTAACTAGCGTATCGTCTGATATGTCTAGTTTGGCTGCAATATCTACATAACGAATGCCAACAGCACTTAGGCTTCGGACTAACTTTCTACTTTCATCGGTAGGGATATGTTCTACACCTTGCATATCAAGCCTTTTCTAACTCCGAAAGTTCTACAAGTTCTGCCTTTTTACCTGTAAAGTCTTCCCATCGTTTTACTATGACATCACAGTATTTAGGATCTAACTCCATCATTAAACAATTTTTATTTGTTTCTTCACAAGCTATCAATGTAGAACCAGAACCACCAAACAAATCTAAAACAGTTTGTGGATTGCCATAATTATCAAAACACCATTTAGCTAGTGCTGTAGGTTTTTGTGTTGGATGAACTCTTTTTTGACCATGCTCAGATGCTTTTACCATACCATGCCACATATGCCTAAAAACATCTACTCTTACACCTTTGTTTACATATGCTAATTCAGCACCACTAAATGTATTTCCTTCTCTCTGTTTATCCCAAACTATCCATCCATACCCATTTATTAAGCATGAGGCATAGTAATTAGCACCCCAAAATATATGGGTTGCATTTGGATATAAAGATTGGCATAAATTAAAAGAATCTACAGCAATGGAAATATCATCATCACCTAATATTTCACCAAAATTATTACCCTCAACACCATTGGCTGTTATGCCTTTGCCACTATGAGATATACCATATGGAGGATCTGTATAAACCATGTCAATGGTAACACCATCAACTAAATCTTCTACATCTGTAATACTTGTAGAATCCCCACACATCAATCTGTGTTTGCCAAGAATATACATATCGCCTAGTTTTGTCTTTGGCTCTACAGGAGTCTCAGGAACAGCATCTTCGTCTGTTAATCCTTCTGTTTCTTCTACAGGGTTTAAAAGTTTGTCTAGCTCATCAGGATCAAAGCCTAACAATGAAAGGTCTATATCGTCTTTAAGGTCTTGCAACTCTAGCGACAGCATAGATGTATCCCACCCAGAATTAAGTGCGATCCTATTGTCTGCTAGGACATAAGCCTTTCGTTGTGCCTCTGTCAGGTGTTGTAATTCTACAACAGGCACTTTATCCATGCCTAGTTTTCTAGCTGCCATGACTCTGCCATGACCAGCAATAATTGAGCCTTCTTTGTCTACAAGAACTGGGTTATTAAATCCAAACTCTTTGATAGATCCCGCTATTTGAGCCACTTGCTCGTCTGAGTGTGTTCTAGCGTTCTTTGCGTATGGGATCAGCTTATCTAGTGATTCCCATTTAATTTCTTTTGCACCTTGCATTCCATTCCTCTATGGGGTGATGGTTGATGTATTGTTGCTATTCTACAACGGATTTACCACTTAACTTTGTCTGCCCAGTAAGCTGCGCTCATTTTGCCTTTGGCAATGTTGCTTGCATGACGAGCCTTGAAGCTCTTTTGCCTTGCTTTCTCCGATGCTGTCTTAGGATTTGATCCAGCACCGCTTACACCTTGCTGACCAAAGCGTATCAGCTTCTCTGTCTCCCCCACTTTAGCTAATACTGCATGGCTTTTAGTAGGATGGTTAGGGGTTTTCTTTGGCTTGTTGTAGCCTGAGAATGTTTCCTTACCTTTTTTAATCATTAGAACATCTGCCTAAAAAGTAAACTTAAAAATGGATCGCCACGCATACCTTTTTTTAACTCTGCACCAAACTGGCGATTATTAGCCATATCTATAAGCATAGCGTCTATACCTGTAATATCTGATCTATTTACCGATCCAGCATAAGGTTGACCCATTCCATACTTTAGATTTGTGCCACCACCTGAAAGACCAAACAACAATCTTTGTTCTGGCGATAATTGCAGTTCTGCGCCTAATCTACCGCCATATCCAATACCTTTTGTACCTTGTCCTTCAAAATTACCGCCACCGCCCATAATGCTTATTGGGTTTCCAGTCATAGGCGCACCCATATACATAGGAGTTCTTATTTCTCTAAGGCTTGGGTCATCGCCGTAATTAATGTTGGGTGGCAACTCTTTTCTAGGCAAATCCATGTTTTCTTGTTTTTTTGACTTGCCTTTTGGCTCATCTAAAAGCGAGTTAATTCCCAAAGACTTAAAAAGATTTTGGATTTCCTCGTCTGTCATGGTTTACTTTTTTTTCTTGTACCCAGCTTCGCTCATAGCAATAGCTACAGCTTGCTTGGGGTTAGTAACTTTCTTGCCTGAACTTGACTTGAGCTTGCCAGACTTGTACTCACCCATGACTTTGCCGACTTTCTTTTGTCCTTTAGTCATCTTCATTTTTTAGCCTTTACTGGTTTTGCAGTTTTAGCTGCTTGTTTAAAAGCCTTTGCTGTGGGTGCGCCTTTTGTGCCTGGCTTACGCATCTTTTCGCCTGATCCAGCCTTAATGCGCTCTCGTTTTGCAGCAATATTAGCGTAGAGACCCTGTTTCAATCTTCTTCTCCTTCGTCTTTTTCTTCTTTACCTTCCCAAGAATCACAGACTTTTTCAGACATACAAGCAAACTCATACTTCTTGCAATAGCCATCTGAAGTAGGAATCTCAGCCTGGACAGCCTCGATTGCTTCAGGAGTATCACAGAAATATTCGCAGTTTCCGCAGCGATAAAACTGTACTTCATCTACTTCCATACCCCAAAATTTAGCTAGTTCTTCGCTTGGATAACCAAAATGGTGCGTTTTCTCTAATGCACGAACCATCTCTTTATTCATTTCTGGGCTAACAAGGTATTCTTCTTTTTCTTCTTCCTTGTCCATCTCATCTAGTAAACCGAAAGCAATTTTCATGTATCACCCATAAAAAAAATGGGCGTACTTGCCCACGACTATTTTAATTGCTTTTTTGTATTTATGCAAGAAAGAACTCATAGAACTCTGGCTCGTTGTCTTTCATCCATTCCATCGCTTCTGCATTATTCTTTTTATGATCCATTCCAATAGTAGAGCTGCCGACATGGTGGACATAGCTTGTAGAAACAAAATGCCTTGCACCAGCATAGCGCATTTTTAAACATTGAATGTCATCCGAATACCAGTTGATCGGTGGGTAATCAATCCATCTCATTTTTGAGATAAGTGCAAATAATGGGCTGATAACATCGGTTTCTACAATCTGTTGTTCTTCTACAGATCGAATCCCATTGAGCTGCGACCAAATCCTAATGTTTTGCTCACCTCTAGCATAGTCTGATCTTGCCGACATCCAACCTAAGTCTGCATCTAACAGATTAATGTAGTCATCTACAAGTCTTGTATAAGATTCAGGGTTTACCACTATATCGTCATTTGCCACGATTACATGGTCATGCTTGGTAAAGGCATAGTTAACTACATAGTTGTAGGATTCGCCAAAGTTTTTGCCATTGTTCGGTAAGTTTGTAGTCTTGTGCCTAGGAAGCCTTAGATCGCTCCCAGAGACGATTACTTCCACTTCTAATGGAACATATTGATCTATGCTTGCAAACAGCACAGGCAAGCATTTAGCGTGTTTTGTCGCTATGACGATTGGAACATTCTTGGCAGACAAATCGCTCATTGATTCCCTTATTGTAGATTTCTAAATGTCCATGCTCAGTCGATTTGCGTATCTTGCACCTTGAGCATATTCTCAAGGTCTTTGCACTTGGCTCTCTTGTCGAGGATGTCTTGTAATCTACGCTTTGCATATCCGATTTCTAATTCTAACTTATGTGCTGACATTCTTAAGTGATGCGATAGTTGACCAATAGATGCGTATGGGTGGCTCACATACCGAGCTTTAAGGATCTGTCTATGTTGTAAGGGTAAACCCTTAACTGATTGTTCGATCAAATCTCCATCAAGTTGGTCAGGCTCGTAGTGCGGTTCTTCTGCTGTGTAAAGATTGCCTAGTTCTGGCACATAGTTTTTCTCAAATGATCGGCAAGTGGTGTCTGGTTGTGGACCAACTACCCCATAAGATAGATACCAAGCCCAGTTTTGTAACCTAGAATCTAAAGCGTCTTTAGCCATATATTTACACTAAGTTATAATATGTAGAATTGTAACAAAAAAAAGTGTAGTATATCAATGTCTTAACTACTTTAAGGTATATATGCGTAAAGCCTGCACCGATGATGAATTTATTGCACTTTGGAAAGAACATCAATCAGCCGAAAAAGTTAGCAAAGTTATAGAGCTGAGTGTTCGTAATACTTTAAAAAGACGCAGAGCTATAGAGCAAAAATACGACATTATTTTAGATGCTTTGACTCCTAGTGGGATGCCTAAGATTTACATCCCAGATGAGCAAATGCAAGCTAATGTAACTATTGATAATGGAGTTATATTAGTTGGCTCTGATTGCCATTACAACCCTGAGTATGTAACTACAGCCCATCGAGGGTTTATTGAGTTTGTAAAGTATCTAAAACCAAAGATTGTTATTCTGAATGGAGACATAGCAGACTTTGCTAGTATCTCAGCACATCATCGCATTGGATGGCAGAAAAGTCCTACAGTTAAAGAAGAACTAGATGAGATTCAGGAACGACTAGGGGATATTGAAAAAGTACGACCACCTGGCTGCAAATTGATGATTACGATTGGCAATCATGATTTAAGATTCTCAGGCAAATTGTCTAATGTCCTTCCACAATATGAAGGCATTAAGGGTTTTGATATTGCAGATCACACACCTCATTGGAAATGGTACTGGGCAATTATGGTCAATCAGACTTGCATGATTAAGCATCGTTGGCATAACGGGGTTCATGCTGTTTATAACAATACGATGAAATCAGGCACAAGTTTTGTTACAGGTCATCTACATTCTTTAAAGGTAACGCCTTGGACTGACTACACAGGCACAAGGTATGGGGTAGATACTGGCACAATGGCTTGCATTAAGGATAACCAGTTCAGTTATACAGAACAAAATCCAGTCAACTGGAGAGCTGGTTTTGCAATCTTAACCTTTATCAATGGCAAGATGATGCCACCAGAGCTTGCAGAAGTTATCAACGAGGATGAGGGTTTAATTTACTTTCGTGGCAAGTTAATAAAAGTATGAAACTGACTTCTACTATTCTGAAGAATATCTACATCATGCTTGTGGTGTGTGAGCCTTTTGATAAGTGGAATATGCCTTTGCCAGAGCAGATCAAGTTTATTGTTGACTTTG